ACAGTTAAACCAGTTACGTCATTTGGTGGTTCTGTTTTACCAATAGTAGTGATACCAATTGAATTATCAACAATATTTCTAGCATCTCTTCCTAATCCAGATAATTTACCGCTTGTTGAACCGATAGAAAAAACTTTTATTTCATATCTATTGTCAGGACTTACATTTAAAATGTCAAAACTTAAACCTTGTACTTCCTCTCTTTTTTCAGTACCATCTTTAGTTATTCTTAATAAAAACTTATCAACACCCTCAACTTGCCTCCAATTAATAATTAATTTTGATCTGATTACAACTTTATTGGAATTTGTATCGTTTTGATTTATTGACTGTTTATAAAGCCTTTCTGTTATTGTTGCTGCTGCGGTTCTTTTTGGTTTTACATCAATATTTGTTGCATCTCTAAAAGTAACTTCAGAGCCAGTTTCAACAGCAGAATAGATTGTGTGATTATATATTAAGGCAGTAATTTTATATTTATAAGATTCTTCTTCTTCTACAAGTAAAACTCTATAAAGTTGATTCTGTAAATTTTGAGCTGCGTTTCCTCCTGTTGTTTCAAGAATCCAAGTTGACATAACATTAGGTGCAGCGTTAGCTCCGTCAGCAGTTTGAAAATTACCGCTGACTGTTATATTTGCACCAGATATGCTACTAACATTTTTTTTACTTACACTACCATCAGGCATTAAAACATTAAGAGTTCTTGTATAAGAAACAGAGTCTGCGGGTAAATTTGATGCACTTGCATTGTCAACAGTTATTTGATTTGTTCCATTTACAGCAAATATTCTTCCACCTCTTCTAGTTCCTGTTTTCACATCATCATTAATAGCTATAACTTGTCCAACTCTAACAACTACACCAGCATCTATTGAAACTGTAAAAGTAACAGTTTCAGTAAGTAATTGCTCACTTTCTCTTGTCCATTTTGCAAACCTATATGCTTGACCAGAACTTGTGCAGCCAAAAGCTTGAATTTGTTTTTTAAGTAGTCCATATTTGGCTATAGCAATATCTCCGCCAGCATTTGTAGTAGCTGTAACATCTCCGATTGTTGTATTGCCAATTACTGCTTGTGAGGGAAATTGTTCATAAGAAATTTTTCTTTGATTATTGTCATAATATTTTGCTATCACTAAAGTTGCTCTGTTTTTTATATCGCTGCCTTCATAAGTAAAATTGCCATCTACAACATTTGACTTATTAAAAATATATGCGGGCAAAACATCTTGATCTTTATCGTAAGTTCCACCATTAACTTGTGGTGCTGGTTTATCTTGAGATAAAAATAATGTACCAGCCGACCAATATGGCATAACACGCATATTGCTACAGATAGCATTTATTAAATCGTATGCCCTAAATTCTTTATTAATATATTCATTAAATGAAAATCTAGCCTCTTGACCAACTTCAAAAAATGTACAATTTCCATTTCTATTACTTCCACTTGAAGTGACTTTTAATGCCTTAAAAACTCTTCTGTCAATTTTTCTTATTTTAAAAATTACAGCAGTATCGGCTGGTGCTGGTGCTGAATTATTGGTACCACTTGTAAAAGTAATTGATATTAAATCTCCTGTTTGATATTTATGATCTACAGAACAAGTAATTAAAGCAATACGCTTATTTGCTGCTAAAGTCCAAGTACCTGATTTTGTACCACCAGCATCACGCTGTGTAGCTACAAGTTCATTATTATATTGACTTATATTCCAAAAACTATATTCATCTAATGATGCTTCTGGAATCGACAACCCATAGCGAGTATTAACAAGTAAATCATAGAGGCAAAAGGCTGGGTCGTTTGTATAAAGTCTTTGCCAAGTACTTCTTAAACTGCCATTCGCAGTTAAAGATGTACCACCAGCCCAAGTTGCCGAAGAATTATAAACTAATCTACCGGCTCTGCTTGTGTCAGTTGGATTGTTGTTATCGGTATAAACATTTTTTGGCACTGCAACTCTTGTTCCTCTTAGCCTGTAGTATCTTCTTGGTATAGAATTAAAACTTTCACTTGAAACGCTAAATCCTATTAATGCAGTATTAGGATAAGGTCTGTTGTCAAAAGTTAAAATTTGATATGAGAACCATTGAATATCATTTAAATGTTTTGTAGTTGAATCATCAGATATCCTTTTAACTCTTAGGTTAAAAGTTGTTGCACCTGCATAATTATCTGGAACATTAAAAGCATACTGCCTTTGATAAGGGTCACCAGTTCTTCCACCTATCCCTACATCTCCTAATGAGGCTGATTCATGTTGCGGTTGATTGTTAGGAAAAGCACTAACAAAATCTGTGTTGGGATTAGATCCTCCATCAATTTTGTATTCAATTCTAAAAAATACATTTGTGCCTAATATATCTCCCTTATCAGTAAATCTTTGTAATGCTGGTACATTAATTATTAATCTTATTTGGCCAGCATCAGGAAAGTTGGCGATGCTAAAATTGACATTTACTGGGCTGGCTTGTGCAATATTTCCACTATTAACGGGTACTTCTTCTCTAGTTGCACGAAAACCACCCATAACATTTTGAGTAGCAGTTCCAACTCTTGAATCAACAACAACATTCTCAAAGTTTTTATCGTCATCATCAAATTCTCCTTGGTTATTTAATTCTGCATCTTCATCAATAATAGGTGTATCATCTAAGTAAATATCTTTTAAAGCAAATTTATTATAATTAGTAGCACCAAAACCAATACCTTCATCTCTTGCAGAAGGAAAACCCTCTATCCTTCCTTCACAAATAGCATCTAATATTTTAGCAGTGGCAAGACTGTCTAAATTATCATCAGCAGTTGAAGGAGATCCACCACCTTTCCCACCACCTTTCGCACCGCTAATAATATCTAAATTTTTTTCTTCCATTAGTTCTTCATAACGTTAATACCGGCTGAAATTACCACAGATCCGACTATTCGCTCTCCAAATAAAATTGGAACTGGCAATCCTGCGATACTGGTATTTATAGGGCTATTGAATTGAAAACTGTTGGGAGTTTCTTCAGAAGCTGCCTGTGGAACAGGTGTTAACATTTGAGAAACACCGCCTAAAACTAAACTTGCACCAATACCAAACGCAGCTTTTGCTCCCATACCAGCACCAGCAAATCCAGCAGAAAAACCTCCTTTTAAGGATATTGCATTAACACCAAAAGCACCAAAAGCACCAAAAGATAAACCGATCAATGCAGCACCTAATATTATTGACCCAAGTCCTCGACCTTGACCACTTATAACAGGAACAATTTTTATATCATTATGACCTGTTGGATAATGTAACTCTTCTAATGTTTTTGGTTTGTCATTTACTATGACTTTATAATATTTATCCATCATGTAATTTTCGGTTTGTGGATAATTGCCAATCAAGCATTTAATAGCGTCTGCTGCTGTATGAACTTCAGTTTCTACTTCATTAACGCCTACAAACTCTGCTAAATCTCCATACAGTTTTATTTTACGAGGACAGTCCAACATACCTAATAATCTTGCCTGTAATGCTTCTATAATACCTATTGTACTCTTCTTTACAAGATAATCTGCCTTGTGGGTGATGTAACAACATATTATTTTCACATAAAACTGCAATGTGATTTAAACCATCCCCAGAAAAATTCATTAATGGACAATCATATAATTTCATTGGTTCATCATCTTCTAAAGCTCTAAATCCCCCTTTTTCATAACAATCTTCAAATAAAGGATTAAAAGCAAAGTATTCTGGATCGTCAGGTTTATTAAAGTCAATAAGATTAATATTCAATTCTGCCTTATAAAATTCCCTGATAAGTTGCCAACAGTTTGTATATTCCCAAGTCCAAGGTCTTCCTAATAATGATTGTTTATATTCCTTTGGTCTAAAGTCGTACCACTCTTTTGTATGTGGATTGACAATGTACCAATGTTTATTTGTTCTTGCTGCTGAGACCTGATCTGCTGGACTTGGATATGGATTTGTATTTGGATGAGAATGAACTATACCATGTATTGCTTCATTGCCATATTGATCTTCGATAATTGAATAATCTGTTGGACTTAAAATAAATTGATCTGTTGGTATCTGTGCTAAATTTCTGCATTTTTTATAGACTAATTTACCTTTAATATTTACTAATAAACCACAAATTTCTTTAGGACTTTCTTTTAGGGCATCTTCAATAACTTTTTTCTGCCAATAAATCAATTATAGAAATCTCCTATACCAGCAAATTCCATAGGCAAAAATTGTCTTTTTGGTAATTTTTCATTTATAGAATCAATAGAAGCTGCTAATTCAAAAGAAACTACATTCCTTGATTCTAATGATTTTCTTGCAATTTCAAACTCATCAATACGAAATTCTTGAGTGTTATCTGGTGTGCCATATGGATTATTACCAGTAAAATTACTATTTGGTAAAAATTCAGCAAGTGTTCTTCTTCTTTTTA